ATGGCCGACTAACTATTGCAAATATGTCCGCTTATGTAGACGAATTTGGCTCCACTTCGGCTGTCTGTTCGGCCGTCTGTTTGTCCTTCTCTACATCATCATGCGAAGGCTCGGGCGGTGGCGAATCCAATGCGTCAGCTGGCGGTGAAACACCTAGCGCGTCGATCATGTGACGCTCGCCGTCTGCGGTCCAATACCAGTAGCCGCGATAATCAGGAATCGCTCGCCAATCGGTTACGCTCGCGTCCCATTCGTTCGCTTTGCGGTCGAATTGTCCATACAACGCTGGCGCCTTGTTGGTCACGCCATCGGGCAACTTGTCACCAAGCGCAAGGTCGTTCGGGACCGCGTTAGTCGTAGCGGTGTTCCATAGCCCGATAAAACGGAAGTCATCTACTACTTCCCATGCCGAGCCATCCGGCAAAAGACGGCGCGTTTTCTGTGGGCCGGGATCTTCGCCCGGATCGGCAAATGTTGCGTTAAACGGCAGCGGATAAGCTCCCTCTAATGGCGATAGCAGTGCGTCGATTTCGCCGATGTATTCGCGCGTAACTGTGCAGTAGGTGTATGCCCGCCTCGTCGCGGGCAAGTCTTGCGTTTGTGCCATGTGTGCGTGACCTCAGTAGGCGATGCAGTGAAGCATGTACGTGCCGGCCGGCAGGTTGCTATTGCTACCCGCGGCGGCGATCGTCAGGGTATGAGTGTGGCCACCCGCATTGGACTGGTTGACGCCGTGGTTGTGGTCGCCCACGGCTCCGATGTAGATGTTATGCGAGTGGTTGCCGGGGCCGTTCATGCCGATGTTATGGGCGTGATTGCCCTGCCAATCGGTACCAAAATTATGCGCGTGGTCGCCCACGCCGCCGGTCGTTCCGCCGTCGTACTGCATCCACGTATTGTTTGACCCGGTGTAGCCGATGCGGTTGTTTCCGTACCCCGGGTACACCGTGCGGCCATCCTGAGGATGCGTGTGGGCGCCCGCGCCCGCTGTGCTTCCGCTGTGCGCGTGATTACCCTGCCCGTCGGTCCATGTGTAGTGCGTGTGATCGCCCTGCGCGTCCGCGCTGGCCGAATGATTGTGCGCACCGCCGTTATTCAAGCTAATCGAGTGACCATGATCGCCAATGGCCGCAGCTGTCGCACCGTGCGTGTGCGTCAAAATCTGGCCGGCATCGTAAGTGCCGATGCTCGCCACCTTCATCGTGACCCTTACGGCCGTACCTTCCTGCAATAACGGAACATTGAATGTCGCGTTCCCGTCGCCCGCGCCGTAAATGGTGCCGATCGCGGCAAATAGGGCTGCGTATGTGCCGGTGCGTGGGTATGCGGTGCCGTCACACAAAAGCGTACGCGGCGGCAGGTTTTTTGAAGCGGTGACGACGATCTGGCCGGGGTAGTAACGCGCAGTCGCATCCAGCTTCGCGGCAAGCGCATCTAAAAGCCCGATGATGTCGGTCGTCGCGTGCTTATGCGCGGACGGCGCCCACGTATCCGGTAGGTTTTTCAGGTTGCCAAAGTCTTGATAAAATGCGCCGTGCTGGCCGTCCAACATGTCAGCATCTAAGCCTTTACCAGAGCCAGCGTCGGACAGTGCGGCCGACTTGATCGCAAGCGCGCTGCGAACGTCGTCAGCCTTCGCAAGTGCGAGTAAGGTTTTAATGAAGGTGGTCGGCGCATTGGCACCTAGACGATCGTCAAGCGCTGCTTTGTCGGTGGCTGGTGTCATTACCTTCGCGGTGTCCGTGCCGGCGATTGCCTCACTAGCCAACGCAAGCCGCACGACGCCGATGGCGTCAGTCGTCGCGATGTTCAACTGAAAATTCGTGTCACCAAAAGTTAGTAAAGCCGCATTGATATCGGCGAACTTCACATCCATCGCGACCAGCAACGCGGCCTGCGGTGATTTCTGACCGATTAGCGTCGCCTGCGAATAAGCAGCAAACAGCGTACCGTCGGCCAAATACAAGCCGATGCCGAAAAGCGAATACTGATCGGCGCTATTGTCGCGAATGGTGACGTGCACCGTCGATGCATCGGTCGCGCCGCCGCTGATCGTGGATAGTCGCTTCAGTTCGGACGGCAGCGATGTCATGCCGGGGCTAGGTGTGAATGCGGTGGACGTTACGCCTACCTGCGTAATCAAGACGGCATTCGTGCCGTTCTTATTCGCATTCACCAGTGCAGCGCGGCCGGCGGTGGTAATGGTCAGCTTCAAGGCTGCGGCCATCAGTTCGTATCCTCTGTTAGTTCAAGGCGCGCAAACACAGCTGCGCGCGCATAAGACGCCGTGCCTTCGCTGCCGAACAGCGCGACGCCTTGGGTGAAGGTGTAATGCGAGCGGACGGGCTTCACCTTTTCGACTTCGGTGATTACGTCTTTCACAAACTGCGCCGTCGCCGTCTCGCCGTCATTGCCCGACAGCGTTAGCGTCAGGTCAAACGTGTGCGGTATGCCCTTGGGTGATTTCTGCCACCACTCGACAACATCAACCGAACCGCCAAAACTGGCTACCGTGTCTTTCACGGCCTTTACGGTGCCCTTGTGGCGCTGAATCTCGATCGCAGCGGCGATGCGCGAACGCTTGATGTATTCCGGCCAGTCCGGCTGCCAGTTATCTATCGATAGCGACCACGCGAGCCACGGCAGCAGGTTGACCGGGCACGTCTGCGGGTTCCACAGATCGCGCAGCGGCGTCGCAATGTCGCCGATGCGTGCGGTTGCCTGCTCGACCGCGCGCTCGAAGGGCGACGCATTCGGTGGCAGTAACGATGCGGTGTCACTCATCGGTGCCGCCGTATACGATTTCGATATCTGCGTCGGGGTTGCAATAAGATGACTGCGTGTCGCCGATCACGATGTCGTGCGTCGGCGCGTCAAACTCGACGCGCTGAACGCCGGCCGTGTGCAGTGCACCAGATAGCCCGGACATGGCGACGTCCATGCCCAGCTTGTGCACGTCCGCCTGATACTTCAGGAGCCGTGTGCGCGCGTCGGCCAGAACGACGGAACTGTCGGGGCCGGTATATGTGTAAATGGTCGCCTTGACCTTGTACGGGATAATCTCCGCGCTGCGTGACGTGACATGGTCAGTCATGGGGCGGACGTCTTCAGCGTTGACGGCGTCACTAACCTTTTGCACTAATGCGTCCGGTGCAGAGCCGTCCCCAGTACGCGACAACACGGTGACGATGACTTCGCCCGGCCACGTTGCGGCATCAAGTGCCATATTCATGTCGGTGACTAGATCGGGTGTGGCGCCATGCTTCGCTAGAATGGCGGCGATGATCGCGCGGATATCGTCGGGTTCCGGGCTGGTCGCACTCGCGTCCAATACGTCCGGGTCAGCGCTCAGTGCGTGATAGACGTACGCGCCGACAGGACCGGCAACGCTGAAGCCTTCAGGCGCAAGTACAATGCGGCGGCGATAGTCGTCGTTCGACTCCATCGTCGGCGCAATGCCTTTCGACGGGTCGCCGGGGTTGAGTTTCAAGCGCTTCACGCCGACCAGTGCGCCAAGGTTATCTAGGTCGCCGTCGACCGCATAGGCTGTCATCACGGCCTTTGCGGAGTCGTTGATCCGCTGGCGCAAGATGAATTCGCGGTATGCGCAGATTTCCAGCTGCGTATAGATCGGATCAGACTCGACTAGCGCGGTAAACGGCTGCCCGGAAGCCAGCCTACGCGCCTGCAAATCAGACAGCATGGTCGCGAGGATCGTCTCGCGATCGATGACCTCGACGACGGGCGGCGCGGGAATTTGTGAAAGGTCTACGCCAGATAACGAACCCGCCATTAAGAAACCTCGATGCCTTGAAGCGTCACGAGCCGCCCATCGGGCAGGTAGACGCCTGTAATGTCCAAAGTGACGGCGCCCGGACGCGACGACGTGACCGTGACTTTTTTTAACTTGAAGCGCTTTTCCCAGCGCTGAAGTGCGTCAGCGGTGGCCGCGATTAAATCCATCACGGTGCTTCGATTCAGTGGTTTGTCGATCAGCTGAAACAGCTGGCTGCCGTATGTTCGGCGAGTGACGCGCGTGCCGATCGGAGTCGACAAAATATCGGTGACGGATTGCCGCAAGTGCGCAATACCGCCTAGTGCCTTTCCGGTTTTCGCATCGGTGCCAATCATGACCGGAGTGTGCGAAACACCCCGGCTTTTCTATATTGCAATCGTGTCCGTTACGCTTGGGCCGC